ATTCAGATGACTCATCTGATGATGATGATGATTCATCATCTGATGATTCTTCATCTGATGATTCTTCATCTGATGATTCACTACCTTATTCTTCGAGGAGTTCTTCAGAGGGTCCTTCGGTGGGGTCAGCGAGGTCGGCTTCTCTTCTGGCGTGGAGTTCTTTGGTGAGGGCTTCAGCAATTTCTTCAACTCCTTCAGCAGCTTCGTCGAAGGCTCCATCTCTGATTTATTGGGCAATTTCGGCAACTTGTCCGGCAAGTTTAGTGTCAGTGAGAACGACCTTTTGGGTTTCAGCAACCAATTCAGAAACTCTGTCGAGTTGATCAAGGACTCCATCGGCATCGGAATCGGAGGCTTCAGATAAGGCTGATTTAATGGCTTTTTCTTATTCTTCAAGGGAATCGAGGGAAGATTCAACAGCGTCTTCTTGTTCTCTAACTCTAGTAATGGCATTTTCAACAGCTTCTTCGGCCTGGTCTCTTTCATTGGTGTCGAGGAATTCGAGGGCATTGTCGAGTTGGGCTCTAACGGCGCTATCAGCGTTTTCATTTTCCAACAAATCATTAATGGCAAGAACAAGGGCGGAGTTGTTATCGTCTTCGAATTATTCAACCAATTCTTCAAGGGATCCTCTGAGTTCTTTAAGAGCGTCTTTCTTTTCTTCAAGAGCAGCGACTTCATCACTGTTGGAGTTTCTGAAGTCTTCAAGGGCTTAAGTAAAGGCTTCTCCGTCAAGTCCAACTTCTTCGGCGTTATTCACTCTTCCGACGGTGGTTTGGATGTCTAAGTTCTTGTATTCTCTTTGGGCGAAGTTGTGTAAGTTTTCAAGAGCTTCAAAGGAGGCGGCTCTGTCGTTTTCTTCAAGGGCTTCGGTGGCAGATTCAACGAGGGCGTCAAGTCTGTTAACAGTATCTTCAAGAGCCAATTCGGCGGGGCTTCTGTTGTTGTCTCTGATATCTAGTCCTTCTTCGGATTCAACTCCGTTTCCTTCTTCTTGTTCTTCGGCTCTTTCGTGAACATCATCAAGTTCTCTGTTGTTGGGGTCAACAAGGTCTCTGGAGATTCTTCTGATGGCATCGGCGGCTTCTTCCCATTTTTCATCGGCCAAAAGTTAAGCGGCAGCTTCAGCGTTGGCTTCAACTTCAACACTAACTTCAACGACGGATTGTCTAGTTTGGATTGAGTGGATCAATTTTTCAAGAGCTTCAGCAACTCCTTCACTATCTCCATCATTGGCAGCTTCTTCAGCTTCTTCGAGTAATTCTTATTGTCTTTCAACAGCTTCAATAGATCTGTCAAGTGAATCAAGGTCTTATTGGACATAATCCAAAGCTTTTTCAAGTTAAGAAACTACTTCAAATTCAGTATCAAGTTCAAAGTATTGAGCAGCAGTTTTAACAGCCCATCTAGCTTTGGCATTCAAGTTTTCTTCTTCAACAATAGTGTTAGCTTTAACCAAATTATCTTCCCATTCTTCAGAGCTAACGTCATCCAACAAGGATTAAACAGTTTCTTGGCTGTTGGCCATTTGGGATCTGTCAGTATTAAGGTTTTCAGCTTCAGTCTTCAAAGAAAGGCTAAGTCCATCAAGGGCAGCAAGAAGATCTTGTTCATCATCTCCAGCTTCAGCAACAGCAACTTAAGCATTTCTGAATTTTTGGATCTTAACGAGTTGTTGAGTGTATTCGGCAATTTGTTCAATGAAGTCTTCAGCTTATTATCTATCTTCAGAGGTAGCAAGGTCGGCTCCGGCCTTAGTGAGTCCAGAAAGAACAGCAACTTCGGCTCTGGTTCTTCTGTCGAGTTCATCTTAGTGGGAAAGAGAATCATCAAGTCTGGCTTCAGAGGGTCCTTCATAAGCAGTATCTCTAACAAATTAGGCAAGTTCTTGAACTTAAGTGGCAGCTTGCTTGAAGTTTCCACCTCTAATAGATCTTTGTAACTGAGAAGCTTAATCTGATACTTGAGTAGATCCAAGAATAACTTCTTGATCTTCGTAAACTTCATCCAAAATTTCACTCAATAAATCGTCAGTTTCAGCAATGTCGGATTCGTTCAAGGCATCGGCGACTTGCAACAATTTAATGATTTGCTGAGTAAGAAGAGCATCAGAAGCAGCATATTTTCTGAGCAAGTCTCTTAAGTCGTGTCTAACAAGGTCCAATTTGGTTTCGGCCTAAACGTTTTCTTCTTCTTCTTCGTCACTCTGGCTTGAAGGTTCAGCTTCCAAAGCAGCAATAGCGTCGGCAGCAGCTTGTCTGGTCTTAACGGGGAGAATTTCTTCATCAACAAAAGTTTGGATTTATTCAGCAGTAAGTTCTTCGTTTTCAGTGAAAATTTAGTCAAGTTCGTCAAGTCTAAGGGATCCAGCAACTACTCTCTTCTTTTCAGCTCTCAATTGGGCTCTGTAATGTTCCAATTGTTCTCTTTGTCCGTCCAAATCATTCTAAACGTGGAGGTGGTCAAGCAAGTCTCTAAGGGCTCTGGTTTAGATGATCTTAGAGGCTCTTTAAGCGCTGAATTCAATCTGTTCGGCAGTTATAAGTTAATCATATTCACCTTCATTTCCGCTGTCCAAATAGTGCAATTCTCTTTCGACCAAATCGTCAAGGCTGGAAAGCAAATCTTCATTAGATTCCTGGGAAGGTCCAACCAAGTTTCCTTCGCTATTAGATTGAGCAGTAGCGGCAACGTCGTGTTAATCGAGCAAGAAAGTGAATTTATGGATAGTAGATTGGATTTAGTTCAACAATTCTGCATCTTCTTCTTCATTCTTTAATTCGTCATGGGCTCTTTGAACCAATTTCACATATTTTGAAAGAGATCTAACAACTTCTTCCTGAGTTTCACTAAGATCAGCAACGTTCTTAATTTATTCAAGGAATTCAGTAATTGTATCTTCGTGTCTAGAGAGGGCTCTCAAAGCATCTTCGGCACTTTCGGGTTCATCATCAAAGTCAACTTCGAGGAGAGTAGCAACGTCTCTTTCAGTAACATCGGCAGTTTTCTTAGCGAATCTTGATGAAGATTTAGCATTCTTCTTGCCGGCCTTCTTGCATCCAGCGGGTTTCACGTAAACCACATCTTCGTAGGAGTCTCCAATGGCAACATTATTATCGAGGTCGATATTCTCGGGAAGACCAATAGTCACGAGTCTCTTAGACTGATCATTGACCATCTCGTTGTAGTTAGTGGTGAGCTGTCCTGAGGCCTGGGGCTAAATAGCTCCTCGGCTGGCAGTCATGGGGTCCTTTCTGATTCGGTAGGCCACAGAAAGGCTCAATATTACCAAAATAGTTAAACTTAAAAACTTCCCGGCCAAACCTGCAGTAAAACCTCTGGTGTTATGTGCAACTATGGTCGCTCTAAAGAATAAGTCCATCCTTTTCATCCACTCTTCACCTGTAATTTCGGACATAACTTGACCTGCTATTCTGATTAGAGCCATAGGAAACTTCTTGGAGAATTCCGTCATGTCAAAGCTAAGGAAAAACACGTGGTTGGTAACCATGTCGACCAGGTCAGAGAATGTGTCTTTTGGCATGCCCGTGTAAGCGTTACAGAAGTTTTCCAAATCCTTTTGCCTTGCCCTGTACGTCTTCACTATGCTGACCCCAGACGCTTTTGCAGCAACTTGCTTGACTAACCTCTCAGACACTTGTGTCATCACCTTCAGAGCCTGCTCTGCTTCGTAAAACAGTCTTG